GGTAGGGTGTGAGCTTGGTCACATTTGCCTGTGGATGGAGTTGCGTTTTGAGTTTTTTTCATGTATCACTACATAGAGGGGGGGGGGAAATGGGGGGCGAGGGAGTGAGGGCCGGGGGCAGGAGGCCCGAGCGACCGAGCAGAGGGAGTGAGGGCCTCAACCCCTTGGTGGGGTTGAGGCGGCGGAGTGAGGGGAGCCGCCTCAAGCCCCTCAGTCTGTTCCACTATCGTGAAACAGTCTTCGGGTACGGCGGTCGGCGGCACCGAAAGTGCCGCCTCTAGGGTTTCGATCTTCGTTCGAAGATCGTGTTGGAGAAATCAAGGAGAGATTGATATGCAGGTTCGTTCGGTTATCGGTGCTGGCGTTGTTTCGCTGGGTGTGGGTGCCGCACTGGTGGGGGGAGCGGGCCTCGCTTCTGCGGACGCCACTAACAGTAATGGTCCGGGTGGGGATACTACTACCACCACCTCGTCTACTACCACTACTGACAACAGCACCACTACCAAGACCAACACCACCATCAAGGATAGTTACAATACTTGGACGAAGACGGTGACCTCCACGTTCACTGATCGTTCGGTGAGTTTCCTGAATGGTAACAAGGTGTCGGCGTTTAACGGCAACTTCTCGGGTAACACGGTGAAGGTGGAGATTTCGGCGGGGAACGGCATCCTCAAGGACGGTATCGGTAACGGTAACGTTCTGAAGAATCTGTTTTCTCCGGTGACGAAGGTGAAGTTCCCGGTGACGGTGACCACTATCACCACGAATCCGGCTCCGTAGTAGTTTTGGGTATGCAGACCGTACCCTGTTAGGGTACGGTTTGCGTATTCAGCCCGCCACCAAGCAAGAAAGGTGGTTGTGATGGCTCGTAGGCGTAGGGGTACTCGTAGGAATCGTACTCGTCGGGGGCACGTATCGGCGGCTGCACGTCGTCGGTACGGCTCCGGGCGGGGCGGTAGAAGTTTCCCGGTGTTTGATTCAAGGTCAGCCCGCTCCGCTTTGCGGCTGCGCGGGCACAGTAAGAAGTTGTCGCGTAGTGCGGTGATTTCCAAAGTTTCCCGGTATGCGTCGAGGACGCACAATGCATCATTGAAGGCCGCTGTGAGGCGGGCGAGAGCAGCAGATAGGCGTAGACGTGGCTGATGAGTTGTTTCCGGAGCCGGTTGTGACAGTGTTTCACAACAAGCGGAAGTTGACTGAGGATGAGCTTGAGGATGAGGTGGCTGAGGCGTATGGCCGGAAAGTTGCTCGCCGTGAGCGTCGGAAGTTTCCGCGTGAGGTTCCTGAGGAGTGACCTGGGAGGGGTCTGACCGCCGCCAGAGGTTGCCCTTCGATTGGGAGCGCCGTCGCCAACAAGCGTTGCGCGATTGCGGGCGTAAATGCCAGTCGCCCGGATGTGTCGATTCAGCCTCAGAGGTGGATCACATTGTTCCGGGCGACGATCATTCTCGCCGTAATTTGCAGGGTTTGTGTGAGTATCATCACAGGTTGAAGTCGTCGTTAGAGGGTAATGCCGCGAAGCGGCGGCGGCGTGATTTGAAACGCCGGCCACAAGGCCGGCACCCAGGAGCTCGCTAGAGGCGGGTGTTAGACCCAGGAGGTCGCATGCCAGGTCCGGTGCCGAAACGTTCAGATGAGCGGATTCGCAGGAACAAGGTTGATATTGAGAAGGTGACGGCGATCGGGAAGGTTCCGGTCCCCGATTTGGGGTTAGCTGACGCGCACCCTATGGTGCGGTCGATGTATCGTGCGATGCGGGAATCGGCGCAGTCGAAATACTTTGAGCCGTCTGATTGGGAGTTCGCACGGTTCACAATGTATTTTGTGGACAATTTGTTGAAACAGGGTAAGCCGTCGTCGCTGCTGTTGCAGCAGGTGAACTCAATGTTATCGTCCCTGCTCGTCACCGAAGGTGACCGCCGCCGTGTTCGCATGGAAGTTGAGCGTGACCATTCGGGTGGCGATGTGATAGATGTGGCGGAAATGTTCCGTCAGCGTCTGGCACGGTAGGGCTGCCTCCAGGCCGGGTCAGTTGAGACTGCCTCCTCCAGTTTCCTCACCCGGCCTGGGGGCCTTTCAGATGCCCGTAGTTCAGTGGTAGAACAGCGGTCTCCAAAACCGTATGTCCCAGGTTCGAATCCTGGCGGGTATGCTCTTGAGAGGAGAGGTTGTGGGTTTCAGGACAGCGTATGGTAACACTCATTCGGAGAATGGGTGGCCTATGGTCGATGAGGGATCGTGTGAGTGGATTGTTGTTCCCGGTTCTGATGATGTGAATTTGCAGATTCAGAAAGGGCATCCGCTCCAGATTTTGCGGGCGTATGCTGCGGATTACAATGCGTTTGTGGAGAAGTTGCGGGACCGCGATTCGGCGTGTTGGACGCCGGGTAATTCGGTGGGGACATCGAATCATTTGTCTGGTACTGCTTTGGATTTGAATTGGGACAGTCACCCATTTCGTGTGGCGAATGCCGGATACAATCGGCAGATGATCGACACGATGAATGAACTGCTAGATTTCTATGAGGATACAGTTTTTTGGGCGAACAATTGGGAGTCGCCTAAGGATGCGATGCATCACCAGATGGGGTATGATACGTTTGGTGCGGAGAATGCGCCGCGTGTCCAGTCGTTCATCGACCGGAAGATCAGGTCGGATGGGTTTTCGACGTTCCGCCGTGGCCCGCTAGCTGCGGGCACCATCACGGTGCAAGCCCCTGACGATGGGGTGCGTGTCCTCGCTGAGGTGATGGGCAACACAGTACCAGACCGGTACCCTGCCCTGTTCCCTGCGGTGTCCCAGTGCCTCGCTGAGTGTGGCTGCACTACTGTGGACCGTATTGCGATGTGGGTGGCGCAGATCGGCCATGAGTCGGCTGGGTTGCGGTATATGGAGGAGATTGCGTCCGGTGCGGAATATGAGGGCCGCTCCGATTTGGGTAACACCCATCCGGGTGACGGTGTCAGGTTCAAGGGCCGGGGGCCTATTCAGGTCACTGGCCGGCACAACTACACTGTGTTGTCGCAGTGGGCGTTCGACAAGGGCCTGGTCCCGTCGCCCACGTTTTTTGTGGATCAACCTGCACAGTTGGCGTCTGACCGGTATGGGTTCATGGGTGTGACGTGGTATTGGACTACTCAGCGGGAATTGAATCGGGCGTCTGACGATCGTAATGTTCTTGAGGCTACTCACATGATCAATGGTGGGGAGCATGGGTTGTCTGATCGTCGGTCCCGGTATGAGCGGGCGTTGAGTTTAGGCGGCAGGTTGTTGTCGCTGTTGTCTGGTCAAGGTGGAGGAGATGGCGAGTTGAGTGCGGAAGCGGAGCGTATGATCCGCGAGATTCATGCGGAGTTGTTCTCGCCGCGTGCGTCGGTGTCAATATATGCGGTTCCTGGCGAGGGGGCGAAATACCGCCCATTCGACTTGTTGTCGTCTGTTGATGCTATGCGGCATGAGGAGGATGTGGAAACCACCGCGAAGCGGGGTAACCTTCCCGCATTGGATACGATCGTGAAGGTGGCGAACCGTCAGGGTGCCCGTCAAGACCCGTATGCGGTCGGCAGGGCACGCAGGTTCATTCAGGAGTTGGAGCGTGAGCGGCCTGAGGTGCTTCGAGCGTATATAGCGGCGAAAGCGGACACGGCATGAAAGCCCAGACTAGGCAGTGGTTCTATCTGATTTCTGGTGTATTGGGGTCGATTGTTCCGATCCTGATTGCGACCGGTGTGTTGGAGAAGGAGCAGGCAGGCAATTGGCTCAACCTACTAGCGGTCCTTGGCTCCTTGCTCGGCGCAGGCGCAGCTACTACCGCCGGGGTCGTCGTCAAGAAACAACGCGACGAGGGCCTGGTGGGGGATTCGGCGGAAGAAATCCTGATCAACCACATGGACAAGGTCATCCGGAACGCGGACGATGCGAATGCTGCGTTGGATCGGGTGAAGGTGGCGGCGGGGCAAGCCCTGTCTTTGGATGCTCCTGCTCCGACTGTTGGTTCGCTAGCTGATGCGGTGCTGGTCTAATGGTGAGATTGAAACCCGGCGAGGTTGAGATAGAAGTCACCAACGAGGTGCCTGATGAGGGCACCGTGATGTACGTGGACTTAGCGGACGTGAAGTGGGTGGCTGAGCATGATCGGGATGAGCCGGTCGGTGAGGGCAAATGGGACTAGGAGGTTGCTGTGATTGTTGACGAATCACAGTTGCTCCCTGCCCCTCCACACATTGTTGGCCCTACTTGGCGGCGGAAATTAGACGGCTCCTGGTGGCTGCCTGACCGGACCTTGGGTTGGGGTGTCCTGAACTGGGCTGCCAAGTACCTGCGGTCACCTGGCAGTGACACAGCAGGGCAACCGTTCATGCCCACGCTAGAGCAGGCCCGCTGGTTGTTGTGGTGGTATGCGGTCGATGTCGAAGGTAACTGGCTGTACCGTAATGGTGTGTTCCGCCGCCTCAAAGGGCACGGGAAAGACCCAATAGCAACTATGTTGTCGCTGGCCGAGTTGTGCGGGCCTGTCCAGTTCAGCCACTTCGATGGTGACGGCGACCCGGTTGGTAAGCAGCGGTTCTCCCCGTGGATTCAAGTTGTTGCCGTCGCCCAGGAGCAGACAAAGAACACGTTCTCCCTGTTCCCGGTGATGGCGTCCAAACTGCTCCGCGAGGAGCATGGCCTGGAGATTAACAAGACCATCATCTACTCGTCAGATGGTGGCCGCATTGAGGCGATCACATCGTCGCCGTATGCGATGGAAGGCTCCCGGCCCACACTCGTTATCCAGAACGAAACGCAGTGGTGGGTGGAAGCCAACCAGGGCCATGATGTGGCTGCTGTTATCGACGGCAATGTGACGAAGATTCCGTTCTCGCGCAAGCTGTCGATTTGCAACGCCCACATTCCGGGTGCCGATTCGGTTGGTGAGCGGGACTGGGACGCATATCAGGCTATCGCCGCCGGCCAAGCGGTCGATGTCGGCATGATGTATGATGCCCTCGAAGCACCGGCGGATACGCCGTTGTCGGAGATACCATCCGAGAAAGAAGACCCTCAAGGGCACCATGAGGGTATAGAAAAATTGCGGGCTGGTTTGGAAATTGCCCGTGGCGACTCAATATGGTTGCCGATTGACGCTATCATTGAATCGGTGCTGGACACCCGTAACGCTGTTACTGAGTCCCGCCGCAAGTTCCTGAATCAGGTGTTGGCGACTGAGGATGCGTGGATAGCACCGAATGAGTGGGATCAGTTAGCTTTGGTTGATCCTGTGTTCGCCCTGAAGAAGGGTGAGAAGGTCACGTTGGGGTTTGACGGGTCGAAGTCGAATGACTGGACTGCGTTGGTGGCGTGCCGGGTGTCGGATGGGATGTTGTTTCTGCTGAATTGGTGGAACCCTGCGAAGCATCCGAATGAGGAGGTGCCGCGTGAGGATGTTGACGCGGCGGTACGGTCGGCGTTCGCATCGTATGATGTGGTGGCGATGCGTGCTGATATGAAGGAGTTCGAGGCATACGTCGATCAGTGGGGTCGGGATTACCGGAAGCAGATTAAGATCAATGCGACTCCGGGGAATCCGATCGCATTTGATATGCGCGGTAACCAGAAGCGGTTCGCTATGGATTGCGAGAGGTTCCTTGATTCGGTTCTAGCGAAAGAAGTGTTCCACGATGGTAACAGGACGTTGCGGCAGCATATACTTAATGCTCGCCGTTATCCTACTCAATGGGACGCGATCAGTATTCGGAAGGCGTCGAAAGACTCCAGTCGAAAAATTGACTGTGCAGTCACAAGTGTCCTTGCTTTCGCTGCTCGCCAGGACTACCTCTTGTCCAAGAACGCCCGCACAGGGAAGGCACTGGTGATCCGCTGATGGCCGGCGACATTGAGAAGCAGCGCGACGATCTGATCAACACGTTTGAGCAGGTGCAGACCGTCCTGAAAGACGATCGCGCATACTATGAGGCGGAGAAACGCCCGGATGCGATCGGTTTGGCTGTTCCGCCTGAGATGCGCGGCTTGTTGTCACATGTCGGGTATCCACGTTTGTATGTCGATTCGATCGCGGAACGCCAGGAGCTCGAGGGTTTCCGGATCGGCGGGAAGTCCGACGCCGACACCGAGTTGTGGGATTGGTGGCAGGCGAATGATCTGGACATTGAGGCCACGCTAGGTCACACTGATTCCCTGATCTACGGTCGCTCATATATCACGGTGGCGGTGCCTGATCCGACGTTGGACCCGGATGCTGATCCTGAGGTTCCGTTGATTCGGGTTGAGCCGCCTACCTCGTTGTATGCGGATATTGATCCGCGCACCAAGCAGGTATTGCAGGCGATCCGGGTGGTGTATGACAACAACGATGAGTTGATGGCGACTACGTTGTACACCCCGGAGCAGACGGTGCAGTGGGTGAAGGAGGAAGGCCAGTTCAAGGTGCTGGCTTCTGTGAATCACGGGTTGATGGTGGTTCCGGTGATCCCGCTCCCTAACCGCACCCGGTTGTCGGACATGTACGGTACGTCTGAGATTACTCCGGAGCTACGGTCGGTGACTGATGCTGCTGCCCGTATCCTGATGGATATGCAGGGGACGGCGGAAATCATGGCGATCCCGCAACGCCTGATATTCGGTGTGAAGCCGGAGGATTTGGGGATCGACCCGGTGACCGGGGAGAAGTTGTTCAACGCCTACCTGGCTAGGATCATGGCGTTTGAGGATGCTGATGCGAAGGCGCAGCAGTTCACTGCTGCTGAGCTACGGAACTTCGTAGACGCACTAGATGCGTTGGATCGGAAGGCTGCGGCGTATACTGGTTTGCCGCCGCAGTATTTGTCCACGTCGTCGGAGAATCCCGCCTCTGCGGAGGCGATCAAGTCGTCGGAATCCCGTTTGGTGAAGAAGACTGAGCGGAAGAACAAGATATTCGGCGGGGCTTGGGAGCAGGCCATGCGTGTCGCCTACAAGGCGATTAAGGGCGGCGATCTGCCGCCTGAGTATCTGCGTATGGAGTCGGTGTGGCGTGATCCGTCTACACCGACCTATGCCGCGAAGGCGGACGCTGCTGCCAAGCTATACGCCAATGGTGCCGGTATCATTCCGAAGGAACGCGCCCGAGTTGATCTTGGGTATTCGATTGAGGAACGTATCGAAATGCGTGCATGGGATGAGGAGGCGAATCCGGTGAATGCGTTGGGTCAGATGTTGGCCCCGACGCCGACGCCGAAGGCGCAACCTCAGGCCGCTAGCGCGGCCACCCCGGCGTGACACCGGAAGAATATGCGGCAGCCCAGGCGCTGATTGTAGCACAATCCGCTAGGTATGTCAATTCGTTGGGCGGGTTGTTTGTGAATCCGCTGTTGAAGATAGCGGACTGGCTGGGGTTGTTGAACCTGCTGTTTCCGCAGGTCGCTGAGTCTCGCCGATTGTCGGCGGAGCTTGGCCGGCGGTTCTATGATTCGCAACGCAAGTTGTCGCATCCGCAACTGCCTAGGCATGACGTGTACCTGGAGTCGTATGACTTTCGGCGGTTCGTGAAGGATATGGACCCCGCCAGGGAGCGAATGTCGAAGGAAACCGCCCCGCAGGACGCTGTGACGAACTTGGTGTTGCAGTCTACGCGGGTGGTGGAGAATGCTGGCAGGCAACAGATCATTCACGCATTGCGTGATGATCCTACACCGAATATCCTGAAAGGGTGGGCGCGGGTCGCTACCGGACGGGAAACATGCGCGTGGTGCTTGATGCTAGTCTCGCGTGGGCCGGTGTATGAGAACGCCAAGACGGCGGGCCTCAATCTGATTGATGAGGAAGCTGTTCGCCGATCGTGGGCGTATGAAGATGATGACGTGTCGGACCACATGGAGGAATGGCATCCGGGCTGCGACTGCCTTGTCGTTCCAGTGTTCAAGTCGAAAGGGTGGCCCGGTGAGGAGGAAGCCGACAGGGCTTCCGAATTGTGGAGTTCCGCATCCCGCGAAGCTAGGAGAATCCTGAACGATGATCCTGGCAAATTGTACTACTCCTTCAAGGAGAAGGCGTGGTTACCTACCACGTTGAACCGTGAAACTGTGAATGTTTTGCGTCGCCGGCTTACTGCCGGTGAAATCACGATGACCGAATTGACCGCAGTCGCGGCCTGATTCGCCCGCCAAGCCCCTGATGGGCTTTCTACGACCAGGAGTCGAAACATGTCCGATACCGATACCACTACCGACACCACGATTGCCCCACCTCCCGCCCAGGAGGCCCCGGTGGAGACATTCAGCAAAGAGTATGTTCAGGAGCTTCGTAACGAGGCTGCCAAGTACCGCAATGAGAAGAAAGAAGCGGTTGAGGCTGCCAAGTTGGAGGCGTCTACCCTAGCCATCCAAGAGTATGAAGGTAAGGCCGCTTTGGCGGCTGAGCAGATGGCTGCGGTGGGGAATGAACTGTCCAGCACCAAGCTGGAACTGTTGAAGCTGAAGTCAGTCCTCGCAGCAGAAATCCCGTCAGTGGATGTGTTGGAGGTTGCGGCTCTGGTGCAGGGTTCCGATGAGGAAACCATTTCGGCCAGTGTGGAACGGGTGAAGGCACTCCTCGGCAAGGCCCCAACTAGGGACCGTGCTATTGACCCATCACAGGGCACAGGCAATACTCTGCCACTCAACGGCGATCCGCTGTTGGATTCGTTGCGGAAAATTGTTGGCGCTCGCTAGAATGAAGGAATAACCAATCATGGCAGTTGTAGCAACTCCCTCCACCGTCGCCCAGACCGGCGACACTGCATTCTCCGGATTCATCAATCCGGAGGTCGCCCAGGACTACTTCGCGGTTGTGGAGAAGACCTCGGTGGTTCAGCAGATTTGCCAGAAGATTCCGCTCGGACCTTCTGGTGTCCGCATCCCCCACTGGACCGGTAACGTTACCGCCAAGTGGGTTGGTGAGGGCGGTCAGAAACCGGTCACCAAGGGCGACTTCTCGAAGCAGGACATCGTCCCCCACAAGATCGCCACGATCTTCGCAGCCTCGTCTGAGGTTGTGCGGGCGAACCCGCTGAACTACCTCAATGTGATGCGGACCAAGGTCGCTGAGGCGATCGCACTCGCATTCGATGAGGCTGTCCTCAACGGCACCGATACCCCGTTCGGGGCGTATGTCGGCCAGACCACCAAGTCGGTGTCGCTGGCTGATCCGCTCGGTGCGGGTAAGGGTCCGGAGCTTGGCTCGAACTCCTACACGGCGCTGAACACCGCGCTTGACCTCCTCCTGAAGGACGGCAAGAAGTGGACTGGCACCCTGCTGGACAATGCGGCTGAGCCGATCCTCAACAGTGCCGTCGATGCCGCGCAGCGTCCTCTGTTCATTGAGGCCACCTACCAGGACATCAACGCCCCGTTCCGTTCGGGTCGTGTTCTGGGCCGTCCCACCTACTTGTCGGATCACGTCAAGGATGGTACCACGATCGGCTATGTCGGTGACTGGGGCCAGGTTGTGTGGGGCCAGATCGGCGGCATCTCGTATGACGTGTCGGATCAGGCCACTCTCGACCTCAGTGCCGCGCAAGACGGCTCTGGTATCGTGTCGCTCTGGCAGAACAACTTGGTTGCCGTCCGAGTTGAGGCCGAGTTCGGCGTCCTGGTCAATGACAAGGATGCGTTCGTCAAGCTGACGGACGTTGTCACTGCCTAGTCAACCCGTGGTGGAGGGGCCGGCGATCCCGGCCCCTCCCCTCTCTGAAGGAGAGACATGGCAATTCTGCAAAATGTAGTGACAGCAGGTTTGGTTGAGGTTGACGATGAGCTTGGCGACAAGCTGATCGCCACAGGTAGGTTCGCTGAGCCTGCCCCAGGCTATGGTTGGCCTGCGCGTGTGGCGGGTGACTATGCGTTCGGGTTTAAGAACATTCCAGGCTATTCGCCTGCGGTTGTTCCGCCTGTGCAGCAGGTGACTACTCCGCCTCCGCCTGTGGAGCCTGAGCCGCCTGCTGAAACCCCGGCTGAGGAGCCTGCACCGGCACCTCCGCCAGCCCCAGCGCCGAAGCGGCGCAGCCCTAAGCCCACACAAGGAGCGTGAAATATGGCCTACGCATCACTCGAAGATGTGTCGGTGCGTTGGGCGCGTATTCCGACTCCTGAAGAAGCCGCCGCCATCCAGGTCCGTTTGGATGATGTCGAACGGATGATCCTCCGACGCATTCCGGACCTGGATGAGCAGATCGCTGACGGCAGCATCGAACTGGAAGACCTCAAGTTGGTTGAGGCTGAGGCGGTGCTGCGTCTGGCACGTAACCCTGAAGGTTACGTGTCGGAAACTGACGGCAACTACACATACCAGTTGTCTCAGCAGACGATCGCGGGCCGGTTAGAGATTCTCCCTGAAGAATGGGAACTGTTGGGTGTGGTTCGCACCAGGTTGTCGTTCCTGACCCCGGTCCTAGACGATTCAGGGGTGTAGTATGAGTTTGCTCGACTACACTACTGAGGATGTGATTGTGTTCCCTGAGGTGGTTCTCACTGACGCTGACGGGAATATCAAAACCCAGGCGTCGAAAGAGGGCGTTTGGGCTAGGTGCCGCTTCCAAGTTCAGGGCCAGTCGGGTACATCTGCACGGCGTGCGGAGCAAGACCTTGAGGGCTATGCGACCGAGAAAGTGTATACTGTGAGGTTCCCTCGCGGGTTCCCTATCTTGGGGGCGCAGTCGGTGATCGAATGGCGGGGCCAGCGGTGGTCTATTTTCGGTGACGTGAACGTCTACAATTCGTCACCTCGCACGGCGCATCACACATACACAGTCCGGAGAACGTAATGGCAACTATCGAGCACCTTGATGGTGAGACTGTGATGTATTCCAAGTTGGCGAAAATCCCCAAGGTTGGGGAGGCTACGAAAGATTGCGCCGACAAAGGCGAGAAGCTGGCCCATGCCAATTTGGAAGCGGTTCGCGGATCGTCTACACATACCCGGTTCTGGCCTCATGGTCCTTACGACACTGACAAAGGTGCATTGCGCCCCGACGCTTGGTTCAGCCTTGAAGGTTCGAATGCGATGGCCTTGGAGTTCGGGCACAACCCGTCCGGTGTGTTTGGTGGCACTGATACCGCTGCACCTGAAGCGACATACATTTTGACCGGGGCTGGGTTGGCTTTGTCCGGGCCGGGTGTCGGATTCAATGTGAAGGGCGGGCGTGGATGAGTAAGCTGCCCCGCATCCAAGCGGTACTTCTCCCGATTTTGAGGGCGAAACTTCCGGATGTCAACTTCTCAACGTACTACCCGGACGTTGACTACCGTAAGTTTCCGCTGATCAATCTACGTCCTTGGAGTGAGGGCCGTGGAGGACGCCACCCTACGAAGCCGAAAGAGTTGGCTTTCCCAGTGGTGGAGATGACTGCCTTTGGCAGTGAGGGCTTGGTTGAGACTGAGCTCCTGTACAGTGATGCGCTAGAGGCGCTATATGATGCGGTGCTGTATCAGACACAGACACCCGCAGGATATCTGCATTCCATTAGGGAAACAATGGGGGCTTCCCTGTTTGATTCGCCCTTCATGGATACCTGGCGCATCCAGGGACTCATCCAATTCGGCGTAAGACCGTCGAGACACACATCAAGGAGTTAGCCTCATGGCACAGAATGACAATGCCGTATTGACTGCGGCGGTCGGATACGTTTACAAGGCGGCAGTGGGTACTGCTCGTCCGACGCCGGCCCAGATTAAGACGCTTGACCCGCTCACGTTCGGCACCAAGGCCCAGGTTCTCAAGACCACCGGCTCCCCGACTGGCGGCACCTTCACCCTCACGGTGGAAGCCGAAGAATCCGCTGCACTCGCCCACGATGCCGATGCGGCAGCTATCCAGGCTGCGCTGGAAGCCCTCGCGACTGTCGGCCCCGGTAATGTGACGGTTCAGGGTGAAGACCTTGTCAAGGGTCTCGCCGTGTCCTGGGTTGGTACCCTGAAGGGTTCTGATCATGCGATCACGGCCACCCCCACCCTGACGGGTGGTACCACGCCCACGGTGACGGTGACCGCCACCCAGGACGGTGTCGGTTGGGATCAGATCGGCCACACCAGCCGCAACGACATGCCCGAGTTCGGGTTCGATGGCGGTGACAGCGAGGTGAAGGGCACTTGGCAGAATGCTAAGCTGCGGGAGGTTCAGTCGGATGCGGCTGCCGACTTCCTGACGATGTTCCTGCACCAGTTCGACACCGAGAACTTCGAACTGTACTACGGCAAGAATGCGTCCAGCACCCCTGGCGTGTTCGGTGTGTCGGGTGACGTGTCGAAGACGAACGAGTACGCTTTCTTGGTGATCATCATTGACGGTGACCGCCGGGTTGGGTTCTATGCGCCGAAGGCGTCGGTGAAGCGGGACGATTCCATCCAGATGCCTGTGGATGATTTCGCTTCGCTGCCGATCAAGGCGACGTTCCTGAAGAATGGGAATGCGAACTTGTTCGAGTGGATCAATGAGGAACTGTTCGCCTAGTTCCCCCTAGACGAGGGGGGCCAGTTCCTGGCGGGCCCTGGCCCTCCTCCCCGCCAACTATATTTGCCCGCCGCCAACTATGAAAGGTCCGCCACATGGGTAAGATTTTCACACTTGATTCCCTCCGCGAGGAGGTTGAGAAGAAGTACGCCCCGGTGTCGATTGAACTGGGTGATGAGCTTGCTGTGGAGTTGCAGCCGTTGCTGCGTTTGGACAAGGGTCCGCGCACCGCTGTGATGGAGCAGTTGGATCGGCTTCAGGAAACGAACGATGTCGATGTGATGCAGGATTGTGCTGTGCAGATCATCATCTTAGCGTCCCACGATGGGCAGCGTTTGGTGGATGCGATCGGTGACGATGCGGCGTTGACGATGCGTGTGCTTGAGGCGTGGATGGATTCTACTCAACCGGGGGAAGCCGGGAACTCGCCAAGCTGATTGATGAGTTTGGCGAGACTCTTGTCCCTGACCTGAGGCACTATTTCGGTTTGGATTTGCGGGACGTTTTGACGTGTGATGTGTCTCCGCTGTTTGTGTTGATTCATATCGGGTGGTTGCCGTTGGGTTCGGCTACGATCGCGGAGCAGCGCGGTGGCCGTAAGTTCCGCGACTGGGATGAGGACCGTTACCTGCGGGTGGCTGAGTTGAATGCACAGCGTGTGGCGAACTACATGTTTCTGTGTGCGAATATGGACCCGAAGAAGAAGCGTCCTGCCCCGCCAACCCCGTATCCTTTGCCTGATGGCCGTCCGAAAGAGGATCAGGTTAAGCGGCCTGGTTCGTTTGCTGCTATGGCGGCGTCTATGATGAGAAAGAAGTAGGTGGTCTGATGGCCGGTATGGGCACTGAAGTCGGTCGGATTTCCATCAAGGTCGTTCCGGACATGACTGGGTTCCGTCAGAAGGTGAAGGCGGTCCTTGAGAGTATCGGTGACGCCGATATTGAGGTCAATGCGAAGGGCACCGCCGCTGCTGCGGCGGAGATTGACGCTGTGGCGGATGATCGTACCGCCACGATTGAGGTGGATGTTGATCGGACTGGTGTCCAACGGTTCAAGGATTGGGTGAAGGGCACTTTCTCTAAGGAGAAAGTGAAGGTCGGCACTGAGGTTGATCAGCAGGCTGCTGAGAAGACGAAGCGTGACATTGCCGCTTTGCTTCCTGGCGGTAAGGATATCAGCAACTTCAAGCCCAGTTTCGGTACCGGTATCAATGCGGCGGGTGCTGTGGCTATTGTGGCCGGCATCACCGCCGTGGCTGGCCCGCTGCTAGGTTTGATTTCTGCCGCTCTGGCATCTATTCCCGGTTTGATCGCTACGGTAGCGACCCCGATCGCCGCCCTCACATTGGGTATGGACGGCTTGAAAGAGGCCGCGAAGTCACTGGCGCAGCCATTCGCCGATCTGAAAACCTCTATGTCTGGGGCTGTCAAGGACCAGTTCACCCCGCTGTTCGACCGCCTGGGCAAAGTGTTCCCTATGCTTCAGGCGTCGTTGCCGACTGTCACCAAGGGTTTGGCGAACATGGCGTCCGGGGTGGTGGATGCTGTCACCTCAGCCCCCGGCATGGCGAAGATCGAAGCGACGATCCGTAATATCGGTGCGGCACTGTCGAGTATGCGCCCTGGTATGACCGGGTTCACTGACGGCCTGATCGGCCTAGCTGAACAGTTCTCTTTGAAATTGCCTGCGATCACTGACTGGATCAACAAAGCGGGTAAGGGGTTCGGGGAGTGGGTTCAGAAGATCACCGAGAACGGTGATCTGGGCCGTGCATTTGATGGTCTTGGCGGTTCCCTGAAGATTGTTGCCGATCTGATTGGTGATATCGGCAAGAAGGGTATTGAGTTTTTCAACAATCCGCAGGGCATCAATTCGTTCAATGACGGGTTGAAGTCGGTTGCCGACACGTTGCGGGATATTCAAAACATTTCGAATGGGTTGTCGAACTTTGTCGATTTGTTCGACAATATGCTGCCTAGGTTGGACCCGTCAGCTATTGCTGACGATTTCAAGAATGTGTTCAAGGGTTCTCCTTTGGAGAAGTTCCTTACCGGTGAAACCATGTTCGGTGGTGGTAAGGAAATCATTGACGAGGGGGCCGCGAAGCGGTCTATGCGGGAAAGCCTCGCTAACATGTTCGGCGTTGACCAGCATGATGTGGTGATGAATGCTGGCACCGAGATGGGGCAGCAGTTCATTTCCTCGTTGCAGGGGGCTATGACGGGCGGGGCGGGTGCCGCCCCTGACTTGACTTCCACGATCTTCTCAGGGTTCGACAAGTCGGCGTTGACGCAGCCTGCGTCTGAGGCTGGTGGGGCGTTCATTGAGTCGTTGACGGCTGGTATCACTGGTGCCGCTGCGGCGGCACCGCCGCTGGCCCCGGTGCAGCAGTCTATCACTACTGGTGCCGAGGCGATAGCGACGGCTGTCGAGGACATCAAGCCGGTTGTGGCCCCTCCGGACACGGCGCAAGCCGAGGCGAAGGTCACCGAATACCAAACGTTCATCGACTCTGTGACGCAGCAGGTGCGTGGTTCGCTGTCGCAGGCCACGTCTGGCGAGTCGCTGCCGGCCCCGGACTTCTCCACCTTCAAGGCGGCGTGGGCTGAGATACCGACATTCATCACCACCCAATTGTCGGGTATCGGCGCGGCGGTGAGCAGTATCGGCTCACAGATATCGTCCGCCATGTCGGTTGGTATGTCTGGTGTCATCAACATTGTGAACGCCACCTTCCAAGGTGTCCAGCAGGCCGCTACCACAGGCATGCAAGGTATGGTGGCTGCCGTGCAGGCTGGGGTTCAGCAGGCTATCGCAGCTATCCAAACCCTCCCGGCTGCTATCGGCGCGATCGGTGCCCAGTTGTTCGCCGCCTCTCAGGCGGCGGGTGCCCAGGTCGGTGCCGGTATGGCTGCTGGTATCACCGCCAGTATCGGTCAAGCTGTCGCTGCCGCCCAATCCCTGGCCGCTGCCGTCACAGCGGCTGCCGCCGTCAAGCTGGACATCCAATCACCTTCCGGGGTGTTCAAAGATATCGGCTTGAACGTCACCCAAGGTTTCGTCAACGGCTTGGATGAAGGTAAGCAGTCGGTCATCGACCGTGCTACTGCCTTGGCTGAGGCTATCAGTGAAGCCATGAAGGGCGGCATTGAGATGCCGGACTTCAAGGACCAACTCAAAGAGACAATGGCTGCGCTGGAGTTGCAGAAGAAGTCGTTGAAGGTTGAGTTGGATGCTGTGCCGAAAGAAGACAAGGCGCAGAAAGAGAACCTTCGCGGCCAGATGAAGGAACTTCAGAACATCAAGGACATTCTTTCTCTCCAGAAGGAACAGCTTGGGTATTCGAAAGAATACGGTAACCAAACTCAGAAGACTGACGATATTGTTGGTAACACCCTGGACAGTTTGTTGTCTGCTGGTAAGGATATCGGCATGGGTGTGTACAAGCAGTTCGCTGGCGATCTGGGGATCGGCGGGCAAGGTGCCATCTCGCAAGGATTGGAGCAGGGTATCGGGTTCGGTATGCAAATGTTGTCCTCGCTGATCACTGGCGGCATGGGTGGCGGCACCACAATCAATGTGGGTAGCGTCGATGATGCGCTGGCTGTGAAACGGGTTGAAGACAACAGGCAGTCTATGCAATTGGCTGGAAGGTAACCATGCAAACCAAGGTGGAACTCGAAGGCGTCAACGGCGAACGGTTTGTTCTCGCCGGGGACGGGGCCGGCGACAAAGGGGTGTGGCTGGCTACGGGTGTGACCGGGTTGTATGATCCGCCTGTGAAAACAGTGTATGAGGAACCTGGTAACTATCCTGGTGCCAGGTATCTCACTCACCGCATCATGCGCCGCGACATTGTGTTCAAGGTGATGATCCTCAACGATGAGGGTGACGGTAATCGGTGGATGTCGCGGGATGCGGCGTGGAAGAAGGCGTGGGCATTCGACAGGGATTGCCGCCTGATTGTGACCACCGATTCGGGTGTCCGATATTTGAAGCTTCGCCTGGGTGAGGCGATGGACATTTCACTAGATGTCGATCCGGAAACGAAGACCCTGCATGAGGCTGGGGTGATTGCGGTCGCCCAAGACCCGTTCTGGTATGAGGACGATGTGGTGTTCTCGGCGGTGACGCAGACTGACACCCGGTTCAATCCAAACAATTTGCCGTGGCCTTGGCCGCAACCTGAGCTCCCCACAGAGGATTTGGTGATTTCGATCGACGCCACTGATGGTGGCGTCAACCCGACTGACCAGACAATCTGGCCTGTGTGGACGGTTCCTGGTTCTACTGAGAAGCCAGCAGAGCCGTATATTCCTGGTATTCCGTGGCTGGGTGCCCCGAAGTCGAAGGCCACTATCTGGACATTACCGGACTATTCGTTTACTGATCCGGAGTATGCTGACCGCCGTGTCAGGTTGCCTGCTCTGATTGGTGGGTTGCGTCAGCGTGGCGTCCGGAAGGTGTATATTGACGGCCGGCCCACGGCTGGTACGTTCACGCTGTCATACGGTAGTGAGACTACTGCGGGTGTTCCGTTCGACGCATCGACGGCCCAAGTGAAGTCCGCTTTGGAGGCGTTGGCTGGTATCGCCTACGATGATGTGTCTGTGGATAGGGCACCTCGTACCAACGAGGTGCAGACAGTGAAGCTGGTTGGCGGGGCGACTGGCGGATCATTCACCTTGAATGTGGACGGCCACGTCACACCAGGCATTTTGTGGAATGCGTCGGCGTATGAGTTGGCGGAACGTTTGGCCCAGTTGCCGAATGTGGATTACCGGGATGTGTCGGTGCGGGCCACCTCCACCAATGAGGTGCAAGAGGTTCAGGTCACTGGTGAGCCTACTGGTGGCACGTTCACGTTGACGTTTGATGGGCAGACCACCCAGCCGATCCCTGCCAGGGCGTCAGCGGTGCAGGTGTACACAGCCCTGATCGGGCTGTCGAACATTGACATTCTTGATGTGGCGGTGACGAAGGACATTTTCTCCCCGTGGTCGCCGTATATGGTGCGGTTTGGTGGGAAGTTCGCTGGCGTCAACTTGCAGCCGATCACCGGGGACGCTTCGCAGTTGACTGGCGGTGTCGGGTGCGCGGTTGAGGTGAAGTCGGAGACTGAGGGCGGTCGCCTGTATGAGGTGACATTCCAAGGTAAGCTGGCTGGCATCAATATGCCCATGATGCAGCCGAACAGCCACCTCACTGGCGGCAATGAGCCTGGTGTGGTGGTCGCCACGGTCACCGAAGGGTCCAGACCGTACATCGTCACCTTCAAAGGTAACCTGGAAGGTCAGCAGTTAGCTGACCTGACTATTGATACTAGTGGGTTGTCGGGTGGGACACCGTCCGGGCGGGTGGTGGAAACCACCGAGTCGAAGACGTATCCTGCGGAGAATGCGATCGTGGACACCGACCCTAGGGTGGAGCAGGTGGTGTCGGAGTCGGAGTCGCAGTTGTGGGCTAGGATGAACGGTGTCCGGTTCCGCCATCCTATCCCGCCGTACACTGAGGCGAAAGACTTTCACATCACCGTGTCCGGGGCTGCGCCTGGTCAGATGGTGACATTGCGGCTGCCCCGGCCTTGGTCCCGCCCGTGGGGGTTGGAGTAATGACGCATTGGGTGTTGTTGTTGTTCGGGAAATTGCCTATTCTGGTTGTTACCCGAACAGAGTATGAGGTTGTCGAATCCGACGAGTCTGACTCGTCGGAAACACCAAGTCATCTTGGTGGGTCTGCCCACAACTTCACCCTAGCGCAGGAGTTTGTTGACCAACGGTATGAGCCGTGGGATGAAGGACGATTCGGGTTCGGGAGGCCGCAGTGAGTCTGACCACACTTGCAGATCACCAGCGGTGCTGGGAGTTTGTGAAGGCACGTAGGGCGAGGCTTGATGCTGGCCGTTTGAAGCCGCCGACTACCCGCATGTGGGACGGCGACTGGGTGTTGCGCGGCGAGGTTGCTGGTGAGCGTGGCGGCGAGTTCGAACACGTCGAGAACGACACCGGGATGGCTGTCCTCCAACTGTCATTAGACCACTATTTGTCGAAGTGGGTGATGAATCATCGTGGCCGGCAGAAACGGAATGTGCATGTCACGTTCGAGAAGCAGGGCACCCGCTGGTCAGGGTTCATGGACAACTACCGGGTTGTGCGTGACAAACTTGGCGACACATTCTTGGAAATCACATTCAAGAATGACTTCGAACATTGCAAACACATCCTGGTGTGGTGCAATCCGTTCCTCAGGCCAGAGGTACAATTCCCGAAAGCCTGGGTGATATTCGGGCCTGCAAAGTGGTGCCTGCTGGTCACGCTGTTTGTGAATCTGCTCCGTTTGGAAACGTCGCTGTGGACATTACCGGATGATCCGCTAGACCCGACTGAGTGGATGGGGTTGTCATTCAACCCCGGCTTTTGGCGGCAGATTGTGAAACCGTTCCCATTCTTGGGGGACAATTCGACCACGGTGATTGTGTGGTCACGGTTCAAATCGTTCTTCGATACCGCCCGGAAGATTCTGGAAGATTCCCAGTTGACGTTGACGTGCCGCAGGTATCTGAAGGGTGAGGATGAGCATCCGTTCGCCGAGTTGCGTGGCGAACTGAATATTGACACGTTAGAAGACCTTGCCAGGATGATTCCGATCAGGCATGGGTGTTTGGTGTGGGATATTGAGGACAACAGTGGGTGGGGTAGCGAGACCGCTTTCGGCGGTTCGCTGCTGACAGGGTTCGCCAGGGCGGTAGTGAATATCGCTGCTGACGGCACCACTGAAGGCATTGATGTGTTCACTGGTGATCCGACGTTCCCTGGCGAGTATTGGAATCCAGGCTTCCTGGGCACCCGGCCTCAGGCCCCGCATGTGGTGTTTGAGGATGGGCCGTATACTGGTATCAAAACGTCTGAGTTCCAGTATTTTGAGGCCACCGACACCAGCTTTGTTGGTGGGGGCCAGTCGGCCCCCGGAATTAATGAGGGAATTTCAGCGGCCATCAATATAGGCGGCGATATCCTCACCTCGTTCATCAACAGCCAACTCGCTGCTCTTGGTGCCGTTGGTGGTGCTATCGACTTGCCGCCTCTAGGCGGAATGATTGATGCTGTCGCCAAGCCGCTGTACGAGAATGTGTTCGGGGCGTTCCAAGAGTGGCCGACGTTGCGGGCGGCGGGGATGAACATCCCGATCGCCGGCCTGGAAGACCAGTTTACAGGCTTGGGCGAGTTCCACTTGTATGAAGCGAAGGTGGATTTCGAGAAGGCGTTCACGCTGTCGGCGTTCGCCGCCACCAGGGCCAGGATATTCGCCACCAGGGCGAGGACCGTCCACAAGATCGAAGTGTCCGACGCCACACCGTACCTGGTGGGTGAGCGTGGACATGGGCACTTCTGGGTCGGTAACCGTACTGGCACCACTGTTCCTGGCTTCCCGATCCCCTTCACGGTGTTTGTGGAGCGGGTGAAGAAAGTCGGATACAAGTGGGGCAAAGACGGCCCATCTGGTTGGAACATTGAGGTCGGTATGCCTGAGCCTGCTGATCCTGCGTTCAAGGCGTTGGAGTGGATTCGGGACTTCAATGCGATGGCCGGCGAGCTCGGCATACTATAGAAAGGCCCGTCATGGCGTTACCCACACAAGACAATGTTGATTGGGATGATCCGAAGCAGCATGTGGCTTGGGCATTAAGGAATATGCCGGTAGTGGCTGGGGTTGGTGCCGTCACCAACCCCGCTATCATTGGTGACTGGTCCCAGCATTTGTGGAATGCTGGGTTTCGGCATGTGGACTACCTGAAGACCCTAGCGGACGAGGACGGGAACATACATGTCAGCAAGTTGCCTGTTCAGAAGATTAAGTGGTTGCCGCCGTTCCGGGGTGCTACCTCCGGGTACAACCCTGCCGCTCGCTGGGCACCTATGGATGCTACGCCACCACCGCTGTACCGTATTCCGGATATTCGGGAGTTGACGCAGCAAGAGAACGAAGCGATGCTACGCCAGTACCGTGAGGCTGGTTTGATTCAGGAGTATGAGCCTGCGAGGGATGTTGCTGAGGTGGTGTGATGAAAGACAAGGTAGTGTGGATGCTGGCGATTGTGCTGGCGATCACAGCGTTGCTGCTGGCTGGTTCGGCGTCTTACGCTATCGTGTTGAACTCATACGACTGGTCTGTCAACCATGTGCGGGGCACAGCCAACCTGGCTGTGCCGTTAGCGGGCCTGCTAGGTTCGATCGTCACCGGGCTGCTCAGCGGTGTTGTGGGATACGTTTCGGCCAAGAGGTCACAGAAGGAGGAGTCGCCGGATGACGACACCGAATCAACCGATTGAGGCTGGGGCCTACCAGATCGGTGGCGGCGGCTGGCACTACGGCCAGGATTTCACTGAAGACCTGATCCGTTCGTTGACGAGGGTGCCGTCGCCTACGATCGCCACGGCGATCGACATCCTCCGCGAGTATCTGTTGACGATGCCGCTTGAGGCGTTGCAAACGTTCCGCGAACTGCTACCGCCTGTGGTGGGTGGGGTGTGGGATACGGTTGAGGGTGCCGTTGACCAGATTTTGAATGCGTTGACAGATTCGCCGATCTGGATGAAGGCCCTGGATTTTCAGGCGTTCCTTGACCAGTTGTGGCAAGTGTTGACTGGGGTGTTCACGCCTGGGAAGACGCTTGTCGAGGTGATGGCGGAGCTTCAGAATTGGATGTCTGGGGTTCTGGACCCAGCGGAGTGGCAAGAGTTCCTTGACCGGGTGGCCGGGAAGACTGACGCCACTCTGGACGATGTTATCGCCTTTTTGCAGGGGTTGGATGCTGGCGAAGCTGTCCAAAACCTGCTGGATGAGTTGTTTTCCTCGCTGGGTGGTGTGGGTGAGGCTACCGCAGCAGGCTTGGGCCTGCTGCTGTCAGGGATAACAACCCAGGTTGATGGGGCTATCGACCAGGCGCAGGCTGCCGCCGAGAAGGCGCAAGACGTATTCAATCTGCTGTTCCAGGTGTTCGGCGGGCAAGGGCAAGGCACAATCCCTGAGCTTCGCACACTGATTCAGCAAGTTATCTCCCGGTCGATGTTCGGGCAGATAGACCCCGCACGCTTACAGTTGGTGCCCCTCTCCACCTTGGGTGGCCCTCCGGTCAACTTGCTGGAAGCCCCACGGTTTGAGGGGCCGGTGTCTATCGACGGCAAAGGGCTGTGGTTCTACGACACAGTCGCCGGCCGTACCACACCAGGGTGCGTGTACACAGACCTGGACGGCACCACTCCGAGAACATTGTGGTCAAATGAGATTTTTGTTACCGAAGGTAATGTCCTTGACATGGACATCTACACCCAGCGGGAGAATCTGGTCGGTGACCACACCAAGATCGGAATTGATCTGGTGTTGTTCAGGGGGCCTGACCCCACCACCGACTTGGTGTCGGTGGTGCCGATTAAGAACAGTGAACGTGCCGGTGCTAACAGCACCGACTGGTCTGAGAACCTGGCAGGTTCCTACACAGTAGGCACCGGGGTGTCAAGGGTTCGGCTTCAGCTACGTGTAGCACCCGGACCTACGGGCCGGGTGAGGTTCGATGACGGTACACTAACAAAGCGTGGGACTACAATCCCACAAAAGTTCATTGAGGATTTGCCCGAGAACCTGGGCGATATTGTCAAGTTCATCCACCAAGGTGCGACGAACATCATCAAGCCAGGTGAGGACATCACCCTCCCGTCAATCAAGGAAGTTTTGAACGGGCTGCTCGCTGGTATCACCCAGGCGAATGGGTCTATCGCTGACTTGGAAGCGAAGTTGTCGCAGCAAGTGACGCCGGGTGGCGTGTTGGCGAAGGTGAAGTTCGATGACTACGCTAACGGCACAGCGATTCCGTCTGTGTTCACACCGATATCGACTATCGGTGCGGGTAGTGTGCAGATTGTTAACGGTGCCCTGGACTGGATTGACTCTGGTAACCAGATGGCCCGCAGAATGTATTTGTATACACCTGCGACGTTGGCGACAGATGCGTTTGAGGTGACACTAGTTATCCCTCGCCGCTGCGAGAACCTGATGCTGTCCGGGCCTGCCTACAATTTTCTGATAGGGGCGTCTAACACATCCGGCACAGAGTATTCAGTGTG